AGCGGCTTCGTGCCTTGAATGACAGCCTTGCTTATATGCGTTTACTAGTCCGATCAGACCGATTTGCTGGTTGTATGCCCAAAGTCTGCCTTTTAATTCCTGCTTTCGGTTCTCTACATCGCTCTGATCGGTGATATCTCCAACAGCGGTGTGATAGTGTCCGATTTCCTCAGCAAGAACACAGGCTTTTTCAATGGATGTGTCTATTCCCTGATGGATTGCAATACGGTTTTTGTATATTCGCCCGCCGTATCCTGGAATGTTCTTTTCTTTTACTATCAGATTTTCAGCATCTGAGAGTTTCAACAGTTCTTCATATGTCACTTAAATCACTCCCATTCGCTATCATCATGCATAATATCATCTGCATTTTTCTTTTGCTCTGCCGTAGCACCTCTGTCATTGGCGGCATCCAGTGTAAGAGAGTCATCCATTTCCTGAACAGAAAGAAGTTTTTCAGTATAAGCAATACTTCTTTTTTTATTTGCATCATTTAATTTAGAAAAAGAATCAAGCATCCGCTTTTCAAAGTATTGAATATTGTGTGCATATGCGAATTGTTTTCGAGATTCCTTTTGCTTTTGTAACAAATCCCAATTAACGCCTTCCCATCCCATTAAATAGGAAGGCGATATATTTCCTAATTTTGCAGCAGCTTCGACCTTATCAGATGGAATATTTGTAATGATATTATTTTCATATTTATATAATGTTTGCTTCGAAACATTTATTTTATCCGCAAAATCGACTTGACTCAGTCCTAGTTTAAGGCGTAGTTCTTTGATTCTATCACCTACGGTCATAAATTCACCTCTTTCATTATGAAGTAACTTAATAATAGCACAAAAAAGTTACAAATGCAATAAAAAATATCTTGACAAGTTACGAAAATGTGATAAACTAATGGTAACTTAAAAAGATACGGAGGTGAGGAGTTGATACGAACAGACGAACTGCGAGGAATAATTGCAAAAAATGGATATTCGCAGTCAGATGTGGCAAAAATGATTGGTATTACGCCAAAAACATTTTATGAAAAAATGAAAATAGGAGTTTTTGGAAGTGACGAAATTCAAGTTATGATTAATGAATTACATATAGAAGATCCGATATCAATTTTTTTTGCACAAAGGTAACTTTAAAAGATACCAAAGGAGACAAAATGAACGACCTTGTGTATATGAAAAATGACGAAGCGGTCTGCGACAGTTTGCAGGTGGCCGAGAAGTTTGGAAAAAGACATGACAAACTTATTTCTGAAATCGAAAGAATGTATTCAGACTTAATCGGAGAGGGGTGTGCTCAAAATGGTGGAGACCCAATGTTTATCAAAAGCAGTTACGTCCACCCACAAAACAAACAAAGATATCCAATGTATCTAATGAACAGAGATGGCTTCTCGTTGTTAGTTATGGGATTTACTGGGAAGAAAGCCCTTGAATGGAAATTACAGTACATAAAAGCTTTCAACCAGATGGAGAACATTATCAAAGAAAAATCCACACAGGTCTGGATTGAAACAAGAAGAAGCGGAAAGCTTACAAGAAAAGCTGAAACAGATACTATTCAGAAGCTGGTGGAATATGCAAAGGGGCAAGGCAGTCAGCATGCAGATAAGCTTTATATGACCTATTCAAAGCTTGCAAATAAGATGGCGGGGATTTCAAAAAGAGATGAAGCTTCGGTGATGCAGCTTAATAGCCTCTCGATGATGGAACATATCATTTTGTGTGTTATCGATTCAGGAATCATATCGGGAAAACACTATAAGGAGATTTATCAAGACTGTAAAAAACGGCTGGAATTGGTGAAAGATTTGGCGTATTTGGAACAGAAAGCGGGGTAAGGAAATGTTGAAACCATTAGCAATCCTGTTGTTGTTCTGGATCGTGATTTTGACGATGAATGAATAGGAAAGTGAGGTGGCAAAATGGAAGAACTTAAAAAAATGCTTCTGGAAGTACTCCGGGAGTGCAAGCAGCCAGAATTCCCGCCTGAACCGGTACCCACAAGGGTAGCCGCAAAGGTTCTGGGAGTGGAACAGAGCACAGTGATCAACCGAATGGAGTCCGGCGAGCTGGATATCGGGCTGGTGTTCAGATCGAAGCCGACCAAAAGAGGGCAGGCAAGTCGAAGAAGTACATACATCAGTCCCAAAAAGTTATACGAGCTGACCGGGTTCGTATGGAAAGGAGACAAGCAATGAAAAGAAGAGAAACAGAAGTAACAGAAGAAGCGGAAGAAACAACCGGAGCGGCTGTACTCGCCCCGATTTTAGCCACAGCAGCCGCAGTCGGGACATTCTGGTGGCTGGGAAAATACAGTGTAATCTGTGAACGCGATATCGTTGGAACTGCCATTACCGTGTGGTGTGCGGTACTGATCCGCATCATGCTGTGGGCGGAGAAGGAGGAAGCAGAATGAAAAAATACGAATTGACAGAAGAAACGTTCACAGTTTTCGGAAAAACACTGTACCGGATCAGAGCAGTGCGTGATTTCGGGTCTGTCAAAACTGGAGAGTTCGGCGGATACATCGAGAAAGAGGAAAATCTTTCACATTTCGGTGATGCGTGGGTTTACGGCAATGCAAAGGTTTACGGCAATGCAAAGGTTTACGGCAATGCAAAGGTTTCCGGCGATGCAAAGGTTTCCGGCGATGCAAGAGTCTCCGGCGATGCAAGAGTTTTCGGAAATGCGTGGGTTTACGGCGAAGCAAGAGTTTCCGGCAATGCATGGGCTTACGGCGAAGTTCAGGTCGCCGGAAATGCGTGGATTTACGGCGATGCAAGAGTTTTCGGAAATGCGTGGGTTTACGGCGATGCAAGAGTCTCCGAAAATGCGTGGGTTTACGGCGATGCAAGAGTTTCCGGCGATGCAAGAGTTTTCGACAATGCGTGGGTTTACGGCAATGCAAAGGTTTACGGCGATGCAAGAGTTTCCGGCAATGCGTGGGTTTACGGCAACGCAGAAGTTTTCAATACGAGGCATTTCTTTGTACAAGGACCGATCGGGAGCCGGGATGGATACGTTACATTTTACAGGACTAAGGATGATACGGTAGAGGTAAGATGTGGCTGCTTTTCTGGAAGCCTCCAGGAATTTGTCAATCAAGTAGAGGAAACACATGGAGGCAGTAGATACGAAAAGGAATACAAGCTTGCAGCGGAACTGGCAAAGGTATGTATCCGTCTGGAGGGGGAAAGCAGATGATCTGGGTAAATGAAGGACGCGACCAGGAAGCCAGAGCCATCCTGGAACTGGCTGGGATTGATTCGGACAAGTACCGGATCTGGCACCATAATAGCATCTATGTGCATGCAATAAATGAAGAGACGAAAGAATCGGTGATCGTTGAGAAAGCGACACTCGAGGTAGTAAAAAGTCCCGGTGCTTTGGCGGGCGATCCGGGACACAAAAATAACATTTCAAGCTCATTATAGAGCAAACATAGGAGGTAAATCAAGTGAAAATCAATAAATTAGAGATTGAAAACGTCAAGCGAATCAAAGCGGTCCGATTGGAACCTGCACAGAACGGCCTGACGGTGATTGGTGGAAATAATAACCAGGGGAAAACCTCGGTACTGGATTCCATTGCATGGGCTTTGGGCGGTGAAAAATACCGCCCGTCTGAAGCGGCAAGAGCTGGATCAGCAGTGCCGCCAGCCTTAAAGATTGTAATGGATAACGGTCTGATCGTGGAGCGAAAAGGGAAAAACAGTGCACTGAAAGTAACAGATCCGTCCGGAAAGAAAGCAGGTCAGCAGCTCTTGAATGAATTTGTGGAGGAGCTTGCACTGAACCTTCCGAAATTCATGGAGGCATCCGGAAAAGAAAAAGCACAGACCCTGCTGAATATCATCGGCGTGGGGGATAAGCTGGCAAAAATCGAAAAGGAAGAAAAGGATCTGTATAACGAACGTCTCTATGTAGGACGCATTGCAGACCAGAAAGCGAAGTATGCAAAAGAGCAGCCGTATTACACGGATGCACCAAAAGACCTGGTATCCCCATCGGAGCTGATCAGGCAGCAACAGGAAATCCTTGCAAGGAATGGGGAAAACCAGAGAAAAAGAGAACGTGCGGTACAGCTTCAGGAAGAAGTGAAAAGAGCACATGCAGAAGTAAGCAGATTGGCAGAATTACTGGGAGAAGCAAAACAGAAGCATCTGCAGCTGGTCAAAGACCTGGATATTGCTTCGACCACGGCGAAAGATCTGACAGACCAGTCTACAGCAGAACTGGAAGCTAACATTGCCAACATCGAGGAGGTCAACCGGAAGGTACGAGCTAACCTGGACAAGGAAAAAGCAGAAGATGATGCTAAAGAGTACCAGAGACAGTACGCAGACCTTACAGGCAAGATTGAAGGCATGCGTGAAGAAAAGGCGAAGCTTCTGGAACGTGCAGACCTTCCGCTTCCGGATTTGTCAGTTAAAGATGGGGAACTGGTCTACAAAGGTCAGAAATGGGACAATATGTCCGGCTCTGACCAGCTGAAAGTATCCACGGCTATTGTAAGAAAATTAAACCCGAAATGTGGTTTTGTGCTGCTGGATAAGCTGGAGCAGATGGATATGGATACCTTAAAAGAGTTTGGTATGTGGCTGGAGGCAGAAGGACTGCAGGCAATCGCCACACGTGTCAGCACCGGAGAAGAGTGTAGCATCATCATTGAAGATGGATATGTAACTGGTCAGGAGATGGTGACCGAGGCACAGAAAGTAAAAAAAGAATGGAAAGCAG